TTTGCGAGACATGTCCACCATGTCTGAGACAGGACAAGACAAAAGTAGGACATGTCCACCATGTCCGATAAATTGAGGAAGGAATAAAATGCAAAATACGAAATTTCCAAATGCAAGCTGGGAGAGATACTCAGATAAAATTATAAGCGCACTATCATTGAAAAAGACCGCCATAGGTGAATATCATGGTGCTTGCCCGGTATGTCAGGGTGAAGATAGGTTTTGGATAAAGGAAACTGCTGAAAGTGAAGTTATGGTTAGCTGTCGTAAATGTTCAGACTTTGCTGGCATAAAAGATGCGCTGCGAAGGCAGAGGTTATGGCCTGACGAGAATGAGAAGCCTTTGACAAAAGAATACAACATAAGTTGGCCTGAACCAGAGGCAGAAGCCACGCATCCATACTTGGTTAAGAAAAAGATTGGGCTTGGCAATGCATCTATAAAGGGTGACATATTGGTTATCCCTGTCATTAATTCTAAGGGTAAGCGTGTAGGCACGCAGAACATTAATCCGACAGGCGCAAAGAAATTTTCCACTGGCATGCCTGTCGTTGGTAATTTTAGCGTGATTGGTGGCAAATTAGACGATCTGGTTTACATATGTGAAGGGTGGGCAACTGCAATGTCGTGCCACATGGCGACGGGTAGGCCAGCAGTATTTGCATTATCTGCGGGCAATATGACTGCTGTGATAGGTGAGCTGCTAGAGGCACGCCCTAATCTGCGTTTAGTAATTGCGGGTGACAACGACGAGGCAGGCTTGAAGGCGATTGAAAAATGCGTGGCTGATCATGGCGTGCAATCAATTGTGCCTGAGATTGGCGGCTGGGACTTCTCTGATATGTGGATTAATCAGGGCAAAGAGGCGACTGCCAAGGCATTGGAAGTGAAAAGCCTGCTTGATCAGGTGTTCTTTCCGGGCGATGCAGTACCACAGCTAGACAGGAGTTATCTTGTTAAAGGTTGGTTTGGCGCTGGGCAGCTATCAATGGTATATGGGCCAAGCAACGTGGGTAAGTCATTCTTTGTGCAAGATGTGGCTTGGCATGTATCTGCGGGGCAAGATTGGCATGGCAACAAGGTGAAGGGCGGTGTGGTGCTGTTTTTAGCTCTTGAGGGAGGTATGACAACGCATAATAGGATTGTGGCTTTACGCCAGCAATATCCAGAGCATGAGGCTAAATTAGCTATGCGTGCATTGCCAGTGAATTTACTTGAGGAAAACGCTGACGTGCAGCTTATCATTGATTTGTGCGAAGAGGTGAAGCGTGCGCATGGCGATATTGCAATGATTATCGTTGATACGCTGTCGAGATCAATGCCGGGCGGCGATGAGAACTCGCCTGCATCTTCAACGGCTGTTATATCAGCGTGTGATAAGATACGCGGCGAGACAGGCGCTCATCTATTGCTCGTGCATCACTCTGGCAAGAACTTGGACGCAAAGGCTCGCGGGCATAGCTCACTGAGAGCTGCTGTAGAGACTGAGATAGAGCTATCGTATGATGAGGCGACAGGCTTGCGTACTGCATTAGCCACCAAGCAGAGAGACTTGGAGGGTGGGCGTACGTTTCACTTTAAGTTGAATGTCATCGAGCTTGGGCATGACGCTGACGGCGATCCAGTGACAACGTGTGTGATTATGCCGGCAAGTAGTGATGATGTTGAGAAGGCCAACAAGAAAGCTATTAAGGGCAAGAATCAGATATTATTTAAGACATGCTTCCAGCAGCTAAGAGGCGAGGGCATAGGAATGTCAAACCCTGCTGGCGTGGGTTGGCCTGAACCCAGCACGTTCTGGGTGATTAAAGAAGAGGATATTAAGAAGCATTTCATGGGCAAAGTATCTGGCGTAGCTAACCCATCACAAACCTACAAGCAGTCAATTGCAGGCCTCACAAGTGCTGGTCATATTGTGCAAAATGAGGGCTATATATGGTTTTGCGATGATTTCGGGAAAGTGAGCTAAAATGCATACTACTAATTACCTACTAATTAGCATTAGTAATAACAATATCAATGACTTAGCCGAACAACTACTAATTGCAATTAGTATATCGTAACCAATCTACTACTAATACTATATACCTTTAGGTATAGTATATTAGTATGTAGTTAAGCGAATAGTATGAGATAGGTAAAATCGGGGTTAAAAATTATGGAGCAAGAGATGAAGAAAAAGATAAACATTAGAACGGCTGGCGGCAAGACCGAGGCAAGCGAGGGCGAAGTGGATCAAGCGATGGTTGGACGGGGTAAGTCGAGGTCTGAGGTATTGGACACGGCTGATCTTTTGATTAACGGGGATAGGGCGAGGCAGTATGGAAGTGCTGCGGAAAACTTCACGACAATTGCTCGCATGTGGAGCGCGTATCTTGGCAGGGATGTAGCTGCATCTGACGTGGCGAACATGATGGCGTTGCTGAAGATTGCGAGGCTGCGCAATGGTGTGCATGAGGATAGCAGCATTGATGGGTGCGGCTATCTTGCGCTGGCTCACGAGTTAGCAAATGAGGTTGGATAGGCTTGAACAACAGCCCTTCATGGGGCATAGTATAGTTAGCGGGTTCTCCTCCTCCCGACGCATTGTTTTGCATTTCAATGCGACGCCCGCTTAACTAGGGCGTGCGGTTATCTTTCCTCACTGCACGCCCACATTTCAAGGAGCAAGACATTGTCTGAGTTTATCATCAACTTAACATTAGATTTACATTGTGCTGACAGTGATGATGCAGACCATGAGCTTAACGAGCTGTGCGATTACATAACGGATCGGCTTACCATTGTGCCAGCGCAGACTGTACTGCAATCATTGGCAGAGGCGCTCATAGAGCTGCACGAGCAAGTGCTAGAGGAAGCAGAGCAGACAGTGCATTGACTTACTGGTGGCATAACAGCGTTGGTATTGCTTATAGATTGCGTGCGATACAACACATTGGCACGCCGTTGCAGGGGCGCGTCCGCGTAAACAAAAGCAAATCTTTAGTCAATACTTTCGGATAAACTGAAAGTTAACATAATATACATTATCGGACATATACAGGTAAATCCACAGTATATCTAATAATTACAATGGGTTAGCCTAATATCGGTCAATATACAGCCAATATGAGCTATGCGTTGTTCCATTTAGGCGAAACTACACATCTGGCGCAGCGAGGAAGCCCCCCCGTCAACGGATTTTACGGGGGTAGTGTGTGTGTATAATCTCACGCACACAATTGCCTATATTGCTTATCAAAAAAAAATAATTTAAAGTGTAATGGTGCATTACTCAGACTGCAAAAAGTAATGCACCTACACGGCAACAATTACGAAAGGATAGCCGCGATGAAAAAAGAATTACCAACTGTAGAGTATTTACGCAAGACAATACGTTATGATGCAAAGACGGGCAAAATGTATTGGCTTAAGAGAACCAATGAGCATTACCCGCCTAAAACAGCAAACATTGAAAGATCAATTGAATACTGGAATAATAACTATGCTGGCAAAGAAACTGCAACCTACAAGGACGGCAGAGGTTATTTTAAATGCAGGGTCAACAAGATAGCTTACGGCGCTCACAGAGTTGCTTGGGCATTATACCACGGCAAATGGCCTGATAAGCAAATTGATCATATTAATGGGAATCCATTGGATAACCGCATAAAAAATATGAGAGTTGTTAGTGTGTCTGAAAATGGTAAAAATAAAAAACGCCCTAGCACTAATACTAGCGGGATTATAGGTGTACATTGGAATAAAACATCATCAAAGTGGGTAGCACAAATAGGCGTTAATCGAAAAACAATTTTTCTTGGAAGTTATGACAATATTACAGACGCAGCAAACGCACGTCAAACTGCCGAAAAAAAATATAATTTTCACCCTAATCACGGGAGATAGGAGAACACCAATGGCAGGCAAAGCGTTACGCAGAAGAATACTTGCTGATGTACTAAGCAAAGGCGGTGCTGAATACTTGTTTGAGCAAATCGCCTCTGGCACGACACTCACAGCCCTTGCGAAAGAATATGATTGCTCA